GTACATGAGTGCAGCGGCAGGTAAAGAAAAGGGTAATAAGAAAAAATTACAGGGTAGAGAGAAATTGTACAAGAGACTTCTAATAAAGAATTTAGGTAGAGCATATAACATTTCAACTGACACAAGTAGCAGTGGAACTATGTTCAACATGGTAAGAAAGAGATGAAATTTAAAGAGTTTATAGCAGAGCGGTGGGACAGACGGACAAAACTTGCTCCAAAAATAGATAATCCTAAGAAGTCGGACTTCAAAGTAGTGTATGGCAAGAAGCAATACTTCGAGAATGTCATAGTGGAACTTTACTATAAAGGAAAAATTGTACAAACCATTGGAGTATCTATACCAGAGTATAGTAAAATGGATTTAAGATACTTCGAATACTTTCCCATGGTTCGAAATGGTAGACCATACATCTCAGATTGGAGAAGAAGTTACCTAACGTTAGATAGAGAGATGTGGGAAGAAGACATTACCAAAATAGGTATGGTGGTAACACATGCATAATTTTAACAATTTTATAACAGAAAATAAGAACACTCACATGACCCATATCGAAGATAAGGTCATCTATGGGGGTGTTAACGGAACACGTCAAGCAATCAACGCACTGCGTGAGTTGCGTGATGTACTGGGTGGTAAAGGGAAACCTAAACTATCCACGAAGTGGGATGGAGCACCTGCAATATTTTGCGGTACCGATCCCACAGACGGAAAGTTCTTTGTTGCTAAGAAAGGAATCTTCAACAAGAACGCAATAGTATATAAGACAACTGCGGATATCGATGCCGATACCAAAGGAGATCTTAATGCAAAACTTAAAGACGCATTGAAATACCTTCCCTCTCTGGGAATTAAGGGTGTTATCCAAGGTGACTTTTTGTTCGGGAAGGGTGACTTATCTAAACAAACAATTGAAGGTAAGAAGTATATTACGTTTCACCCTAATACCATTGTATATGCTGTACCTGTCGAACAAGCAAAGGAATTAACCTCTGCAAAAATCGGCATAGTGTGGCATACTACATATACTGGTAAAACATTTGAAACTATGAAAGCATCCTATGGTGTCAATGTTAAACAATTAAAACGTTCAAAGAACGTATGGTCACAGGATGCTATGCTCCGCAGTGTGGACGCAACATTGACCGAAAAAGAAACAGGAGAAATTAATGAATATCTTACGAAAATTGGTAAACTATTTAACCAGATTGCGGGATCAACTCTTCGGACTCTCGAAGGAGACCAAGACCTCGCAGGACTTATCGAAACCTACGGAAACACCAAAGTCCGTAAAGGTCAAGTCCCAGGCGACTCGAAAGCGCACGCCCAAGGTCTCATCAACTGGATCCAAGACAAGTACCAAAAAGAAATCGACTCCCGCAAAACCGAGAAAGGCAAGAACGCCCAGAAAGGTAAAAGAGACGAAATCTTAAAGTTCTTTAGTGCACAAAACCGAGCATCTTTAATAAAGATGTTCGAATTGCAGAAATTGATAGTTTTGGCAAAGTTAAAACTTATAAATAAACTAAACAGTTTAAAGAAAATTGACACATTCGTTAAGACCCGACAAGGTTTTAAAGTGACATCCGAAGAAGGATATGTGGCAATCGATAAACTTGGTGGTGATGCGGTGAAACTTGTTGATCGTATGGAATTTTCATACAACAACTTTTCACCCGATATATTAAAAGGTTGGGACAAATCCTAATCATATATTAAATGGGGCAAACCAAAGGGGTAAACAGTGGAAAAGAAACCACTTAGATTTAAAGATTTCGATACAGTCGATTACACTGGGACAGGTGACGAAGAACTCGCCTCTAAAGCATCCAGACGTAAGAAGGTTGATAACGAAGAAGTACAAGACGAAGCATTGTCTATGCAACAACGTCTTGCACGTGGCAGACAGATGAAGAAGTTGAAGTCCAAGATTGCTCTTGGTCGGAAACGTGCCATGCGAAAAACAGCAAACCTCGAAACCCTCAAGAAACGTGCTAAGAAAGCGGCACGTAATGCCGTACTCAAAAAGATGACTAAGGGTATGGATAAGAAAGATATCTCCCTTGCCCGTAGAATGGATCTCGAAAAGAGATTAGAAAAGAAGAAAGGTCTGATCGATAAGTTAGCACGTAAACTACTACCCCAAGTACGTAGGAATGAAAAAGAACGTAAATCTGGTGGGGCAAAGAAGTAGTGACTATTAAAAATTTCTCTCAATATCTACGTGAAGAAAAGGGTGAAGTTTACTTCACCTTTGGTCGTATGAATCCCCCGACTATCGGACATGGTAAGGTCATGGATAACCTTGCTAAGAAGTCTGGTAAGTACGATTACAAAGTTTATATGTCTCAGAAGACTGGGCAAAAGGATCCATTATCCTATAAGGATAAGGTTAAGCACATCCGTAAGATGTACCCGAAACATGCACGTTCTGTTATCATGGATCCCAAGATAAAGAATGTGTTTGATGTCGCTGCTCAACTATATGATCAAGGTTATACTTCGGTCTGTATGGTTGTTGGTGATGACCGTCTACGTGAGTTCACTGTTCTACTTGAGAAGTACAACGGTGTCAAAGCACGTCACGGATTCTACAAGTTTAAATCAATCAAAGTAATATCAGCAGGTCAAAGAGATCCAGATGCTGAAGGTGTGGAAGGAATGTCTGCATCTAAGCAACGTGCATTTGCCAAAGACAATGACTACCAGTCATTCACTCAAGGTGTGCCACGTAATTACTCGGACAAGGATACAAGGAAATTGTTCAATGATGTCCGTAAAGGTATGGGTCTCAAGGAAGAGACTCAATTTAAGAATCACATTGCATTACCTGTTGTTTCAGAAACAAGAGAACAGTATATCCAAGGAGAACTATATGCAGTCGGTGATGAAGTCATTGTCAAAGAAAGTGATGAACTGGTTAAAGTCGCAGTTCTCGGAACAAATTACGTTATCGTTGAACGCACAGATGGCACTCGACTACGCAAATGGTTGGATGCAGTGGAACTCGTTGAACGACAAGACTCCGATATCAAAGATCGTAAGGGAACTCAACCTGCAAGATATCATAAAGGATTAGAGAAGTCTACTAAGGTAAAGAGAGACGCACACTTTAAGAAGCACGGGAAGAAGGATGATGATGACGAATCAGCATACAAACCTGCGCCTGGCGACAAAACTGCCAAGACCAAACCGTCTAAATATACTAAAGCATTCAAAGATATGTATGACGAAGACTGTTGGGATGGGTACAAAGAAGTCGGTATGAAGAAGAAAGGGAACAAGATGGTTCCTAATTGTGTCCAGACCGAAGACGTATCTCCAAAGCAGTTAAGTGATCTTGAGAAGTTTGCAGATAGATTACTTGCAAAGTTCAAAGTTGATATCGAATTCACACGTCACTTTGCGGATCGTATGAACGATGACCGTAACAAACCTGCTATTACTGTAGCAGAACTGCAACGTGTATTCAAGAAGATTGCGAAGAACAAAGCAAAGAACATTAGACAGAATCCAGATAGTGAAGCAGTCATTAAAGACTTGCAGATGGATCTCAACCTGCCAGTAGTCATCAAGTATGACCGTAATAAGGATGAGTTTGAAGTTGTTAATAAAACAATAATGCGTAAGAAGAACTTTAAGTCATCATCAAAAACTATTACTACAGAAGGTAGAATGTTAGACAAGTTAAAGTCGTTGACTACCAATAAGAAACAGTACCAACACGCATTAAAGACTTTAAAGGATCTTATTGCTCGTAAGAAGAAAGAGAACGGTGGTAAGTTAAGGCATGGTACACAGTACTATGCACAAAAGATTGCTAAGACTTACAGTGGTATGGACGATAGAGCACTTCATTCTTTATTAGGTGAAGATGCTGTTGCTAATGCACAAGATAAAATCTCTCGTGAAAAGGAAGCAGATAAGAAGAAACATGACCGCATTCTTGACCGTGCAAGATTGGCACGTGCAAGAAACAAAAACAGGGAAACCAAATGATCAATTTTAAAAAATACTTAGAAGAAGGAAGATACTCCAACTACGATATCGTAGAGAAGGAAGGAGAAGGTCTTGCGGGTAAGTCTAAGAAATCTGGTATCTCAGTAGATACACTAAGAAAAGTTTATAACCGTGGAGTCGCCGCATGGAAAACAGGACATCGGCCTGGCACCACACCACAACAATGGGGTTACGCAAGAGTTAACGCATTTATCGTTAAGAAGAAAAAGGGTAACCTAAACCACGATAAGGATCTTGCATGAAAAATTTTAAAGAAGTTAGAGCACCTAAGATTAAAAAAGGTCTTAGAGATAAGAAAGGTAAATTACATACTGTCGATATGAAACTCGATGGTAGTAAGTTGTCATTTAGAGTTACCGATGAGTTCGGTTCATTCAAAACTGTCAACGCAAAAGGTCTTGCAAGAATGTTTGAAGGCACTGACGTTGACAAGTTTATCGAAGAAGCACGTGGATATGGTAAGAAACCAGTATCTATGATGACACCTGCTGAGAAGAAGAAAGATGCCGAAAGACGTAAAGAGTATAAGGCATATCAAAAAGGTAAACGTGAAGATGTCAAAGAACAAAACTGTGGATGTGGTAAGACTCCATGCGAGACATACGGTAACGTTGAAGAAGCAATGAACCCCAAGGACAAAGCAAAACGTCTAAAGATGATCAAGAAAGCAGTTGAGAGAATCAACAAGAACAATGCTGAGAAAGCAAAGAAAGATGCACTCAAGATGATGAAGGACTCTGGGATGTTTGATGAGTCTGTAGAGATCACTGAGGGTAAGCAATCTTACGTAGATCAAATGCGTGACATTGTTGCAAAGAAATCAGCAAAGAAAATTAACGGTGTAATGGTAGATATGTTTACAGCATCTGCCGTTGTAAAAGTCTATGATGCCATAAACGACACCAACAAGGCAAAGATGGATAAAATGACTGTCCCTGCCATGGCAAACGTAGCATTTAAATTAATGAAAAAATAAAAAAGGAGTAAAGATTGATTGATAGATATTGGAGAAAATTCTCCCACATGATGAAACGCAATCGTATTCATAGAATCTGGAACAAAGTACTGGAAAACTAAAATGAAAAAATTTAACGACTACAACGAAATAGATGCACATTGCGAATGCAATGATCTGTTTGAGGACTTAGTAATAACTGAGTCAGAATACCAAGGGAAGAAGGTCAAACTAAATGATCCTATTCGCACATCCGAGAACCCAAATAAGAAGTTCAAGGTATATGTGAAGAATGACCAAGGTAATGTTGTAGTCGTGCGTTTCGGAGATCCGAAAATGTCAATCAAACGTGATGATCCTAAACGTAGGGCATCATTCAGAGCACGACACGACTGTGCAAACCCAGGCCCAAAGCACAAAGCAAGGTACTGGAGTTGTTATCAGTGGCGTGGTAGTGCTAAAGTAGACAATTAATATAAATAGAACTATTAACCGAGATTAACCAATGGCAGACTTATCAGATCAACGACTCAGTCGGATCGAAGAGAAAATAGACAAACTATCCGATGCGATGGTAAGTTTAGCACGTACTGAAGAAAAGATACTTCAGATGGAAAAGAATCACCAGAATGCTTATGAGCGTATGAACAAGTTTAGTTTAAAACTTGACGTGATAGAGGCAAAAGTGAACGACAACGCTCATACAGTGAGCATTATAAATAAAGTTACATTTATCGGTGTAGCATCAATAATTGGTGCCATCGTGAAAATGTTATGGTTTTAAGGAGACCAATACTATGTCAGATATAAAGAAAACAATGGAGGCATATTTGTCAATGGTCTCCGAAACAGCAGACCTCGATGAAGGTATGACTAAGGCACAAGCAGCGGGAGCACGTAACCGTGGTGAGTCTAAGTTAGACCCTGTCGATGATAAAGCAAACGATAAGAAGTTCAAGAATCGTAAAGACAAGGACATCGATAACGATGGAGATGTAGATTCTTCGGACGAGTTCCTGCACAAGAGACGCAAGGCAATCGACAACGAGAAAGACGGTGGAGAGAAACCTGCTAAGAACGAAAAGGTCAAAGCAAAAGAAGGTGAGACCGAAGCAGAGAAGGACGAAAAGGAAGCAGATTCAGTTGAAGCAGATGGTGAGACTGAAGATAAACCTAAAGTAGATCCTAAGAAGAAGAAGAAGTTACCTAACAAAGATGACGGTGACGATACTCCAGAGATCTCTAAGATCGGTGAAGCATCTGCTGAGTTCATCAAAGACCTCGAAAGTCTTCTTGAAAAGTTGAAAGCAGGTACTGAACCAGAAAAGATTGACAGTAAAGAATCACCTAAGTCTAAGGAATTCATTGCTAAACATAAAGTTGACAAGATGGATCATGAGGATATGGAGAAAGTTCTCCCCCCGAAAGAACCTAAGTTAAAGAAAGAGATGGCAGAGTTCGAAGTTATTCGTGCCCTTCTATCTGGTAAACCATTAGATGGAGAATAATTATGGCAATTAAAGCGCCTGGTTGGTGTGCACAAGCAGTACCAACAAGTAAAGGTTGGGAAGATCCCAACACTGGAGAGTTGTTTGTATCACGTAAGTTTGCACAAGCAGACATTGATGCATTCCATGGTAAGGTTGCAAAACCTGCACCTGCTCCAAAACCTGCACCTGTAGTAGAGGAAGAAGTGGTTGTTGAAGAAGAAGCACTTGACCTCGAATCAATGACCAAAGTTGAATTAGAAGCAGTTGGTCGTGAGCATGGTGTTGAGTTAGATAGACGTGAGAAGAAGTCTTCTCTATTAAGTAAGATTAAAGCAATCGTAGAATAACTTACAAGGATTTGTTATGAAGGTGTACATACTCACCTCTCGTGATATCGAGAGGTTAGGATGGATTGAACAAGTTATACCGCAAAGAGAAACCGTGGTTGTGATCAATTCTCTGGATCCCGACTACGGTGCGGTTGCATCTAAATGGTGCGAAGAACGTGGATACGAACACCACATCACAGAGTCAGATGGCACACCTGCAACGGGTAAGAACTCAGTCATCAAACTATTTCTTGAATCTGGTGAAGACTACATGGTTGCCGTGGACGGTGATGATGTACTTACTCGTCATGGATATAAGTTATACTCTACTATGGCAGAATCTGGTAAAGCACCAGATATGGTTGCATTGTATCGACAACCCCAGATAAAGGCATTACCAATGAATGTGGAATGGGGTGGGTTCCTTGACCGTATTTCCGATCTTCATTCGATGCCACCGTCACTAAAGGATCATTATAAACTCACATACCCATGGGATAAGTCCCCCAATACAAAAGCAAATACGATATGGCAAACCACAGAAAACCTTTACAATGTGTTTAGGCAAGACCCATTCAATCAAGATGAAGATTCAGCATTTATGTGGGCATATCAAAGAGAAAAGTTTAATCACCTTATGATTGCCTATAGTGAAGCAGAAGAGTTTATGTGTAGGATGGTATTCTTCTCAAAAGAAATTGCTAAAGAGATTAATTATGATAATAGTCTAATGATTGGTGAAGACACGTTACAATTCTTGAAATTAAAATTATTACATCAAGCAGGGAAATATCGTATTGCTCGTAGGAAAGAACGACATTATCCTACGTATATTTCAATTGCAAGTGATGACTCAGTTACACTTACTGAAGGACTATATAATTATGATTGGTTACAACCCTTGAACAATAAAGTAGAAGAACTCAAGGCGTTAAAACCAAAGACACAAATAATGGAAATAATCGATGGAACTTACTTATAAAACATTTCAACTCTGGTCTGCCCAGAAATACTATAACCCTACCTGTATAGACAGTGAGGAATTCTTCAATGACTTGAAGAGGTTTAAGTATGTCAAACGATTGTTGAATAAGTATGAGTCTTCGGG